ATTGTTGCAAGTCTTGGTACCTTTAGTACTGGTATTAATATTCGGAATCTGCACAATATCATCTTTGCTAGCCCGTCAAAGTCTCAGATTAAAGTTTTACAATCTATCGGAAGAGGGCTACGCAAATCCGATGATGGAAGAGAAACACAACTCTTCGACATAGCAGATGATCTTAAGCATCGTAGTAGAAAGAACTATGCTTTAGTGCATGCAGAAGAAAGACTAAAAATATATAAAAATGAAAAATTTAAATTTAAAGTCTATAAGGTTAAAATATGAAGAAAAATTTTAAACAATTTAAGATGAGTAATGGTGATGAATTAATTGCCGAAGTTCTTGCTCAAGAGCAGGATGAAGTGATTGCTCGTCATTGTTTAAGAATCTATTCTATAGATATGGGTCAACATACAACGTATTATACATTTAAACCTTGGATGCTTTTAAAAGATGATACGAGTGATCCAGTTTCATTGAATGCATTTCATATTATTGGAATTACCTTTCCAGAAAAAAATATGATAAAGCAATATAAATTTGCTTTAAAAAGACTTAAACAGCAAAAAGACGAAGAAGTAAATTTTGAAGAAGTTTCAGATTGGTTAGATGAATCCAACGAAGCTTCACTAGAAATGAATATGTACGAAGATGAAGAAGAAGAAGATAACGTAATCCCTTTTGATAAAAATAAGCTTCACTAGTATATCCGCCCACCACAAAAGGTACTCTATTATTATACCACAACGGGCAAGAATGTAAACCCCTAAAATGAAATATTTTAAAAAAAAAGTTATTTACTTTTAATTCATTATATGGTAGAATAGTAACTATTGATTGGAGTATATTATGGCAAGAAAAAAAACTAAAAATGTACATTATGTAAATAACTCTGAATTTTCTCAAGCAGTTGTTGATTATGTAAAGACAGTACAACTTGCAAAAGAAAAGAATGAAACTTTGCCAGTTGTTCCTGATTATATTGCTATGTGTTTTTTAAAGATAGCAGAAAATTTATCACATAAATCTAATTTTATTCGATACACATACCGTGAAGAAATGGTTATGGACGCTGTTGAGAATTGTTTAAGAGCAGTTGAAAATTATAACATCAACGCTACAACTCGTACAGGAAAACCAAATGCTTTTGCTTACTTCACGCAAATTATTTGGTATGCATTTTTACGTCGTATTAATAAAGAAAAGAAGCAGCAAGACATTAAACAAAAATATATGTCGCAGTCTGGTGTTGAAGCTTTTATAATGTTAGGTGATGATGAAGGTAGCTCAACTGTAGCATCTCACTTTGTTGATGTTCTAAAAGATAGAATTGAAAAAGTTAAGATTTATGATACTGAAATTAAAGAGTTTACTAAGAAAGAAAAAGCTAGACGTAAAACTCGTTTAGCTGATTCTAATCTTGAGGATTTTATTGACGAATGAAAATTGCCGTTTTGAACGACACACACTGCGGAATACGTAATAGTTCTGAAGTGTTTTTAAATAATGCAGCTAAATTTTATGATGAAGTATTTTTTCCGTATTGTAAAGAAAATAATATCAAGCAAATCGTTCACTTGGGCGATTACTATGATCATCGTAAGTTTATTAATTTTAAAGCTCTCACCCATAATCGTAAGCACTTCTTAGATAAGCTAAGAGAGTATGGTATGTCAATGGATATTATTCCGGGCAACCATGATACTTATTATAAGAATACAAATGATCTAAATTCCTTAAAGGAACTTCTTGGTCACTTCATGAATGAGATTCATATTATTATGAAACCTACTGTTATGGATTATGATGGATTTAAATTAGCTTTACTCCCTTGGATTACTTCAGAAAATTATGAAGAGTCTATGAACTTTGTAAAAAACTGTAAGGCAGATTGGTTAGGTGGCCATCTTGAATTAACAGGTTTTGAAATGATGAGAGGTGTAAAAAATACACATGGTATGGATCATAAGATATTTGAAAGATTTGAATATGTAATGAGTGGTCATTATCATTGTGGTTCACAACAAGATAACATTCATTATCTTGGTTCTCAAATGGAGTTTTTCTGGAGTGATGCGCATGATCCGAAATATTTTCACGTTATCGACACAAGCACAAGAGAATTGGAAAGAATTCAAAACCCTTATACCTTATTTCATCGTATTAATTATGACGATAGCAGGTATGATTTTAATGATTACGACGTGGGCCAAGTTGATGGCAAATTTGTAAAAATTGTTGTAATTAATAAGTCTGACCTATTTACATTTGATCGATTTGTTGATAGAATACAGAATAGACCAATACATGAATTAAAAATTGCTGAAAACTTTAATGAATTTATTGGTGAAAATGTTGAAGACGAAGCGGTATCAGTAGAAGATACTGCCACATTATTAGACAGCTACGTTGATGCTGTTGATACTGAATTAGATAAAGATCGTATTAAATTAAATATGAAACGTCTATTAACTGAAGCACAGGCACTTGAAATAGTATGATTTTATTTAAAACATTACGTTGGAAAAACTTTCTGTCAACAGGTAATAATTGGACTGAGGTTAAATTAAATAGATCTAAGTCTACTCTTATTGTAGGACAGAATGGAGCAGGCAAATCAACAATGTTAGATGCATTATCTTTTGCATTGTTTGGCAAACCTCATCGTAATATTAATAAACCACAATTAGTTAATACAATTAACAATAAAGATTGTAAAGTTGAAGTAGATTTTACAATTGGTAAATCATATTTCAAAGTTATTCGTGGCATAAAGCCAACAGTATTTGAAATATGGAAGAATGGCGAGATGTTAAATCAATCATCTCATGCCAAAGAGTACCAGAAGATCCTCGAGCAAAACATCATTAAGCTAAATCATAAATCTTTTCATCAGATTGTTGTGTTAGGATCCTCTTCCTTCATTCCTTTTATGCAGCTTCCAGCACAACACCGGCGGGATGTTATTGAGGATCTTCTGGACATTGGTATTTTTTCTAAGATGAATATCTTAATTAAAGAAAAAAATATTTCTTTAAGAGATAAGTTAAAAGATATTACTTATGAGCTTGAATTAACAAGAGAAAAAATTGATCTGCAGAAAAAATATATTCATGAAGTGGAGGCACTTAGTAATGATCAGATCGAAGAAAAAGAAAATGAAATCTTCCTCGCAGAGGACTCCATTAATAACCTCCAGCAAGAGAATGCCACTACATCGGATGAAATCGAAAAGATCTCCGAGGGTCTTGAAGAAGGTCTTAAAAAGAACAACGATAAGAAGCAAACACTCCTCCACTACGGAGCAGAGTTTAATCAAAAAATCAAACAACTTGTCAAGGACTCGAAGTTTTACGAGGAAAATGATACATGCCCCACATGTTCCCAAGATATTAACGACGATCTACGATCGAAGAAACTCTCCACCGCCAAAGCTAAAGCATCCGAGATACAAAAAGCTTTGGACGATGTCTCTGAGCAGTCGTCTATTGTGGAATCAAATCTTAAACAGCTCAATGACACCTCAAATGATATCAGAACCAAAACCGCACTTATATCTGGCAACAATCGAGAAATCGTACGGCTGCAAGGACAGATTAACACTCTCACCACTGCCATATCAAAAATACGCGGCAATGATGGTGATGTAGCTAAATCTCAATCTGATTTAAAAGAATTAAATTCTACTAAAGATTCTTTACTTGAAGAAAAACTTACAGTAAATGAAGAGTATTCTTACAACGTTGTTATTGGAGAAATGTTAAAAGATACTGGTATTAAAACAAAAATTATTAAACAATATTTGCCTATCATTAATAAACTAACAAATCAATATCTTCAGATACTTGACTTTTTTGTTCACTTTAACTTAGATGAATCATTTCAAGAAACAATTCGATCACGGCATCGTGATTCTTTTTCTTATGATTCTTTTTCTGAAGGTGAAAAGCAAAGAATTGATTTGGCTCTACTCTTTACATGGCGTCAAATTGCAAAAATGAAAAACTCAGTTTCAACTAATCTTCTCATATTGGATGAAACATTTGACTCTTCATTAGATCATGATGGAGTAGATAATCTTATGAAAATTTTGTATACACTTGATGATGATACAAACACATTTGTAATCTCTCATAAAGGCGAAATACTTGATGGCAAATTTAAAGACAAAATAGAATTTTATAAGGAAAAGAATTTTAGTAAAATGAAATTTAGTGGTTCCAAAATCGAAGAATTTGTGGTATAATAGAATTGAGATATGAACGGAGTATAGAATGGATCTAAGCGAAAACACAATTCAACTTCTTAAAAACTTTGCGTCGATTAATTCGAACATTGTTATTAAGCCAGGACAAAATATTTCTACAATTTCAGAAGCAAAAAATATTCTTGCGTCTGTTGATGTAGAAGAAGAATTTAACCAAGAAATTGGCATTTATGATTTAAATGAGTTTCTTGGTGTTCTTGGTTTGGTTGATAAACCACGACTTAAAATTAATGAAGACCATGCAGTAATTGGCGACTCAACAGGTCGGTCAAAAATTAGGTATTATTTTGCCGATAAAGAAATGCTTACTAGTCCAAGTAAGCCAGTGAATATGCCAGTTGCTGATGTTAAGTTTCATTTAGATAATGATACACTTAA